CGCTCTCAGAAAACAGTATCCTGAATTCAATGAGATAAAGCTTATTGACTTTAATGCTTCTTCCAATCTATCTAAGAAGCAGCCTATAGCTGAGATAAATTCTAATACAAGACTTCTAGAGTTACGGCCGCTACTTAATAGTAGGGTACATCTTCCTAATAGGACAGCAAGAACTACAAAGATATACACAAAGACTTATAGCCAGGGCCTTAAGGGAGACCTATCTTCTAGCTTCCCACCAGAAAATATGGTAGACCAGAGACCAGAGACTTTCTGGGCTACTCTGATATTAGCTGACTCTCCTGTATCCCAGGTGTATGAAAAGAATACAACTACTGGAGATACCTACCAGGTTTCTGTAGACGGTCCTATCGTAGAGGTGTACTTTAAATTTTCTCATATAGAGAAGATAAATACAATCAAGATACTGCCGTTCTCTGAGTTCCCTATCAAAATAATTGATGTATCTTATAGACCAACTAGTACATCACAGATACTATTGCCTATAAAAGACTTCACCGAAGCCACGACTCTAGACTGGGAAGAGCTTAATTTTGATCCTGTATCTGCCGCAGAGGTCAGAATAATAATAGCTCAAGAGAACTATAAGAAAAGTTCTTACCTATTACCTAGATCGCTGGTTGTCAATAGTGATATATTCCAGAAGATATTAAACAATAAAGCTAGCAAGATTATAGGATCTAATATCCTAGACTCTGACTTCGCTAGTTACTTGCTTAAGTCTATCAATAACTATGAGTCAGCAATAAGATCCTTGCAGGAACTGTATGATAGCTCCGGTCTGGATATAACCATACAACCTAACATAGAGTACTACACGGATATAGAAAAGCTATTCCAGACTCTATACTCTGATATATCTCCAGAGCTGGGTAAGAATATACTAGCCAGCACGCCTAGTGCTGAGGCTCTACAGCAGCCTGATTATAACCCTACCATAAACATATCTAAGTACGAGTATCTATTAGGACTTAGAGAGGTAGAGATATCCTATCAGCTGTACTATCCTTCTTCTTACTATGAGTCTGAAAAGTATATACCACAGGCTACTATATCCCAGATAGAGATTGAGGTAGATGAGAGACATACTGAGTTCAAGACTCCATGGCAGGATGATTTCCGTAAGACTAGTACTGAGTGGGAGATAGATATAGGCGCCGGTAGAAAGATACCAATACATCCTAAGAATCAAAAAGATGAAAATGGTATACCATCTGTAAGGGATGAAAGAGTAAACTTCGATCTAAGTAACAACAAAGCCTTTACAAGACTAGGTGGATATTACAACAACATCTATAGATTGAAACGGAATGGTGACATTGTCATGCCTGACAAGTACACCACTGAGAGAATAACCGGCGCTATACCAAGAATAAGTATAACACTAACAGGTCAAGATTTTGATACTAATAGCATCTACACGGTAGACTATGCAGTAGATCCTTCTAGTTATAGTATCAATATTTTGGATAGATTCTCTAGTGAGCCTGTAGTCTCGCCAGAGACCTTCAAAGGCCTTGGTAGTGACAGTGACATAGAGGTCAGCAAGTTCCCATTCATAAACTACGAGGTCATAAATCTTACCGGTTTCTTTACTAAAGAGGAAGACCGGTCAGAGTGGAAGTTCACGCCACCACAACAGGATGTGTTCAGCGGACAGTTGCATATATACCCTACAATATTAGACTCAGTAGGGAACACGGTACAGAGTGGCTCACTGCTAGCTTATGCTAAGACGGGCATCTGGGGCTCTGCTTCTGGCCAGACTCCTGTAGTCTTCAGCGGTAACTCTGCTTTAAGCCTATCCTACTTTGGAGAACTGAACGGTATAGAATTTGGATACTTTGTCAAAATAATGGATAGTAGTTTATTTGGAGAGGTATCCTCGTTTGCTTCTACCACAGGATTGGTCTTTAAAGAGCCTATAAAGGTCACAGAGGAGCAATGTAGACGGTGGGATAGTAACGCTACAGGGATGGTATTCCAGGGCATCCTAGAGAGTCCTATGTCGGGTTACATCACGGTAGACTATACATTAGGTATAGGTGTCAAGACAGATGATCAGATTTTTGCACTAACTAACCTAGTCTATAATCCTATTACAGTCACTGTAGGTGGAACAGTTGCAAAGAACATAACAGATTATGTTTCCCTTACACACCCGGCTTTCTCCATAGGAAGCAATAAAGATAACGAGTACCAATACATTCAGGCTGGTAAGAAGCTTTACTTCAATCAGAAAAATAACAACCAGGAGATCAAGGTTACCTACAACTGGCTGTCTGAGTATGTATCACTTTTGTCAACACTTAAGTTCAACGGGGCTATCAATCCTTCTGTAACACCTAAGGTCAATGAAGCTAGAATCTTCTTGAACAACCTTGTAATCGCTTTCCTATGCTGTCTCCCTCTGGTTTTATGAACTCAGTTATATACAGTATCTTTAACAAAGTTAATGGGCACCAATATATAGGTAGCTCAAGTAATGTAAAATATAGATTCTATACACATAAAAATACACTAAGAAAAGGTACACACCATTCCATAGCCTTGCAAAGAGCGTGGAACAAATACGGAGAAGACTCTTTTGTTTTCAAAATTATATTATATTCTTCTCCAGAGAATAATTTTCATAATGAGCAACAGATTATTGATCTTTATAAGCCAGTATATAATTGTTCAAAAACAGCCGGAAGTCCTACAACTAGGGGTTCTAGGTATACCGCCGAACATAAAAGAAAGATATCAGAAGGGCTAAAGAAATGGGTGCGCCCGCCTGGCATGGCTGATAATATATCTAAAGCTAAGAAAGGTAAACCTCTTAGTGAGGAGCACAAGAAGAAACTAAGATTGGCAAAGCCAGGGCTACATCCTGATAAATTATTAGAGATTAAAAATCTAATACAACAAGGTTATACCCTAGCCTCTATAGGAAAGTTGTATGGAGTAGGCCAAACTACTGTCTTTAAAATCAAACATAATACATACAGAGATTAATGTCATATTCATCACAACTACTTACCGACAGTGAGCTTGCTGTCTCTAAACTAAAGGCTTCCATAGACAAGGTCCTGGTCAATATAGACGGGTCGTCTGATGGATCTGTAGTCCTATCTCAGACCATGGCGTCCTTCAAAGAGTTCTTTGATGGTCTGTCTGAGCCTGAGTTTAAGCCGGAAGAGTTTAGAACTGGTGATACACCTAGCTCTATTAGCTACAATAACAATCTTCGTGCTATATATAATGATATAGCTAGATTCTATAATGAGCTAAAGAATCTGTCTAACCTACAAGTTAAGTCATTTAATTACTCACAGGTAGTTATAAACGAAATAAAGAACAGGGCTAATGCTTTAAGTTCTATAGTACTAGACTTAAATATACTAAATAACTTTACTAGGGGCGACGTCTTAGTTGCTGGTGACGACTTCCTTAATCTTGATAAGATAGATGTCGGCGCTGGTATCTCTTCTACGCAAGCAGAGATAGTATCTAATGGATCTGGCCTATCACTAGCCAGGTCAGGCAGTAATAATCTTACTTCAGATCCTAGAATAAAGGTAGAGGTACTACCGCTATCACCGCAGTCCAAGGGACTCAATAATCAGGACGTTGTAAATACAAAGCCAACGCCTGGTAACTTTGGTAGGTTCTACGAAGGTAACTACTATAACTTTCTTGGTTTGGCTAGACCAGAAGGCGGTAGATTTAACATCCAGTATATAATAGATCCTAAGTCTGTCAAGGCTGTTAGTGATACAGAAACTGATACAACCAAAGGTATATTCCTAGAGTATGGTGCGTCAGAGGAAGAGAAGGCGCAGGCTAGGCTAGCTATGTTTGACAACAACCCAGATACATTCTGGGAGTGTGAGTACGTAATAAGACTAGCTAATCCTTTGATACCTGATGTATCAGAATCTTTAGTTATAAATGAAGATGTTGAGAAGCCTGATGAAGATCAATCTTTCTCAGATCCTGAGGCGCCTGACACAGCATCTATACAGGTTGATGTAAACGATCTTAACTCTAGAGCTATATTACAGGACGCGCTAGACCTTACTGTGGATGTAATAATTACATTACCACAGGAACAGAATGTAAATTTTGTATCTATAAATCCAGTTGTATTCTCCAAGGCGGCTTTCATAGATGTTGTAGATATAGCTACGGCAGACGAGGCTACTGGTGTATTCAATACTGTCGATGGATGGGATAGTCTAAGATTTGGTAAGAGTATAACACCAGAACTAAATGAGTATCTTACAGATAGTCAGTTAGCTGCTACACTAGCTCCTAATAGATTCAACTATAGCGGACAAGGTATATATCCTTTCCCTGTTCGGATAGCT